TGCAGGTCTCCAGGCATAAAAAAACCCGCCGAACGGCGGGTTGATGGGTTGAGGATCGGAAGCGCCGCTCAGGGGCCTTTGCCGAACAGCTTCAGCTTGATGGCGATGCCCGCCATGAGGGCGAGCAGAATGCCGGTGGTGATGACGCGAACGGCGGTCTGCACGGCTGTTCGCCTGGCCAGCCGAAACCCGGCCAGCAGCGATCGCAGATCGCGGATGTCCTCGGCCGCATCCGTCCCGTCGAGCCCGACCTCATGCAGGGCGCGCCGCGCGCCCGTTTCGGCCGCCCGCTCCAGCAGGGCTTCAAACTCAGCGGCTGGCAGCGCGATCAGCGCACCGCTGTCTGGTTCCTTGTCCATGATGCAATCCGGGAGTGATCAGAGGGCCAGCGAGCCGGCCAGCGTGAACCCGATCCCGGCGAGCGTAGCGTCGGGCGTCGATGGCGCGACCACGCTGAGGACCTGACCGGGCTCCAGCACGGTTTCGCTGGCGGCGATAAAGGTGGCGCTCGTGGCGGTAGCGGCAAAGCGCATGGTGGCCGTACTCACACCGTCGACCCGGATGTCGAAATCCGCAGTCGCGGTTGCGGCGGCTTCGGCGCTGGCATGGCTGCCCGCAAGATCGGTTTTCAGCCGGATGCGTCGCGCCACCGGCACCCGCAAGATCACCTCGTCCGCTGCCGGCAGCCCAGCCTTGTAGCCGCTGATATCGGCTGGAAGACCACCACCGCCGCCGATCCCGTAGAGATCGCTGCCATTGCCCTGAACCAGCACTGTCGCGCCAGGGGCGATGATGACCTCCGCGCCAGAGCCCGCATATTTGGCGCGGACGTCCTGGCCGCCGCTGGTCTCGTTTCGGATTGCGAGCCGCCGGTGATTGGCGGGCAGCGTCAGGGTCCGGGATACCGTCAGCGTACCGGTGAGGACGATCAGGCCGTTACGGTTGGCCTGAGTCCCCGTCAGCGTCAGGTTGGCGTCGGCCATCGCCAGCGACAGTGCCTGGTTCATGGCGTTGTCGAGGGCATCGACCGCGTCGTTGATCGTGACCTCTTTCTGGTTCTGGGCGGCCGCGACATGGGTCACGGCCAGATTGGGACTGGGCATCAGTTGATCTCCAAAGTGGCGGTGCGCGGGAAGCCGCGGCCCGCGACGGCGCTGATCTGGAAGACGGTGACGGTCAGGGACGACGGGACCACACCGAAGTCGGCGAGAATATCGGCATTGGCGTAGACGACGTTTGGGCTCGTCGCGGTGAGTGTCCGCTTCACCGCGCCGCCCAGGCCAGAAAGGATGTCGATCTCGTAGGCCTCGGAGGTCTCGCCGAGCGGGACCAGGCCGGTGCCGTCCTTCAACTCGCCACCGATCCGGGTCCGCCGGACCCAGGAAAGACTGATGTTGGCCGGACTGCCGGTCAGCGCCGCCTGCACGTTCCAGGGTGCGTAGGGCTTGAGGTCTCGGCCGGTGTGGCTGGCGACCAACGTCTCCGCATCTTCGAAGATCGTGCCGAAGCCGACCGCCCTCCAGGACCGGGGCAGATCGAGATCGCCGAGCGAAGTGACCATGGTCTCGACATCGTCGGGATCGAGCAGGACGAACAACTCGCCGGCCTCGTGCCCGTCCACGAAGACATCGGTGCCACGTCGGCCACGCAACAGCCCGGACAGGGTGTATGAGCCGTCCGGGTTCAGCATCACGTCGCGGAACTGGATGATCTCGGGCTCGCCGTTGGCCTTGAGCACGAGGGCCGCGTTGGCGCCGCTGAGCATCGAGTCCTGTGTGACACTCTCCAGCCGTTCGCCGCCGGTGGTCATGAACACCGTCAGGCTGTTCGTCTCATCGGTCGCGAACGGGGATGTCGGTGTGCCGAGGGCATTTGCCGTGGCGCCCCAGGCCGCCTCGCTTAAGGAACGCCCGACCTGTGCCCACGCCGTGCCGTCGCCGCTGCGGTAGAGAGAAGCGCCGGGCCATCCGGGCGTGCCGTACCCGCCCATCAGATAGTAGATCCGCGAACCGGACCCGCCGGTGTCATCGGTGTCGCGCAGTAGCGGCAGGTCCGGCAGGATCAGCCGCGTCGCGGCCTGACTGCCGACGATTTGGACCGGTTTGCCGGAGCCGCCATCGGCAGCGACGTTGGAGACGTAAGTGGCGGCAGCCTCCGAAACCCCTTTCACCGCGAGCGAGAAATCGGCCCCGACATCGAGACGGGTGATACGGGTCCGGAAGGTCGAGCCCGACTCGAAGACCACGTCCACGACATCGGTGGGATCGAGGCGCAGCCAGTCGGCCGGCAGCTCTGCTTCGTAAGCGCTGCGTTCGATCCAGGCGCTGTAGAGCGTTTTGGCGGCGATCTGCTTGGCCGTCGTCGCGTCCAGTGCAAGGGCCAGCTCCACGCTGGACTGGTTGCGCGAATGCATGGTCGGCAGCGGCAGGGATGTACGCTTTTCGCTCTGTGTGCCCTGCTGGTAGTCGGCTTGCACGTCCATGTAGACGACGCTGACCCGCTCGGGAAGCTCGACCTCCTGTGTGCGACGTTCACGCCAGCTTTCGCCGGTCCGCTCATCCAGCGGCAGCAGAAGATCCGCGTCGATGGTCGCGGCGGGCGGTCGTCCCCGCGTCCGGAACCGCAGGACATCATCGCTTTCGGCAGCATCGAAGAAATAGGCTTGTGCCAACGGCTCGATTGCGCCCCGCACGGTGGTCTGCCGCCCGATGACATAGCCGGGAACCGTCGCCCCGAGATCGGCGACGTCGATATCGGACAGACCAAGGCCGGCACGGGCGCAAAGGTCGGAGACGATGCCGGAAAGCGTCTCTCCACCACCGCCACCACGATTGAGGAAGAGCTTCGCCCAGCCGCTGGTACTGCGCACGAGCAGGGTGTCGGTAACGGAGTCGTAGACCTGACCACCCCACTCGTCGACGGCGCTAGGCCAGATCTCATTCAAGACCAGAGCGCCAGTGGCGGTGTCTAGCTGGATGACGCGCGTGCCCCGCATAAGCGTCCAACGCTGCCCGCGCAGACGACTCTGACCGAAGTAGGGCCCTTCGTAGTTGATCTGGATCGGAACGACCGTCTTCCAGACGATGCCCGTGTCGCTGCGCCATTTCAGCGTATAGATCGCGCCGGGCGATCCCCCGTTCGAGACGCGCACCTGAAAGATGACGCTGTCGTCGGTCGCATCATAGGTGAGACCACCCGCGCTGTCGTAGAAGCCGGTGGCGCCGCTCTCGACATCCGAGGCTGCGAAGGTGGCAACCTTTTCGAAGGTGACGCCGAGGGATTGGCCGGTGAGGCTGTCGTACCCTGCCAGCGCGGAGACCCGCAGGCGATAGAGGCCGAGGCTTCCATGGTTCGTGCTCGTCCCGCTGCCGAGGATCCAGCCATCCCCGAAGCCTTCGCCGACCGCACCACCAATGACACCGCGAACGCGAGGCTCGGTGACACTCTGCCCGGCGCCCCAGACATAGCCCATGGTGTCGGCACGGATGAGGCCGACATCGTCGAAAAGCGATCCGGTGAGAACGAAGTCGACGCGGCCAGAGGGGCCGTAGGCGGAGACCATCCCCATCCATGTCGTGGCGACGAACCGCAGGGTCGAATTGGTCAGGCCGTTGCTGGTGGAGCCGAAGCGACCGACCTCCTTGAGAGCGTTCGGTTCGATGCGCAGGATCGGGCGTGAGTTGCTCGATCCGGTCACGACATAGAGGTGACCATCCTCGCCGCAGAACAGCGTGCTCGGGAAGTTGTTCGGCGCGACGCCCGTGATGTCCGTCATCCGCGCCTGGCGGTCTTCTTTCATGGTCCGCAGGCTGAAGCGGCGGATCCCGGCCTCGGCGGCGTTGACGTCGCTGTCCAGGAAGTAGCCGTATCCGCGCCGCCAATCGACGGCCAGGTCGTCGATCTGGTAGGTACCGAAATATCCGCCTTCGCCCGTCGTGATGAAGTCGAGCAGCTGGTAGGGCTGCTGAGCCGCCCGCTGGTAGGTGATCTCCGCCGTGATGTTGGGGATGCGGTTGCCGAAGTCTGCGAGCGCCAGATCTTCGAAGACGATGGTGACAAGCCCCCGATGGGCGGGCGCGCGACCCGCGCCGACGTGCGTTTCGATGAGTGGATCGGCCAGCTGATCCTCCGTCCCCGAATGGAAACGGAACTTGAGATCCGGTTTGGCGACGTCGGGGCTCGCGCCGGTCTTGTCGTAGATGAGTTTGCCGTCTGCCCAGATCCGAAGCACGTCCTCGGCCGGCCCTTCGCCGAAGCTGAGCGCAAAGGAGGCGAAATAGGAATAGGTGACCGAGGTCTGGGTGGCTCCGCCGCCGCCCTTTCCGCCCGAGCGGGTTCGGGTGACGTTTTGCTGCTCACGGATGCCGGAGGACCAGATCATGTTGCCGGCCATGCGCAAGGTGCCGTAGCCGATGGCGATCGCTGCGCCATAGGCGGACGAGGAAACGCTCAGGTCTCCAAGGCGGGGTCCCTCGGTGGTGACGTTTTGCCCCTTGGCCGGGAACAAGAGGCTGCCGACCACCGAGCCGACGAGCCAGCCGGCTTGCCAGCCGACCCCGACCGCGGAGCCGAGCGCGGCTCCGCCCACTGCGACAAGAATGGCCATTGAGCGTTCTCAGTAAAGAAGGAAACCGGTTTCGCGTCCAAGAACGCGACACACGAAAGTCCCGAGGTCAGGTTCCGGGAGAGCGAAAGCGGAAAGCGAACTTGATCTTGGCCGGCCATTCGCCGGCATAGGGTTCCTCGATCACCTGCCTGCGCGTGGCGTGCGCGTGCAGGAGATGCGGCCGTCCGAGCCGTTCCGTCAGAAAGCCGCAATGGCAGGGATAAGCCTGATCGGCGAAGACCAGGACGTCGCCGGGCTTCGCTTGCGTGATGGCGATACCGTGCATGTGTGCGCGAAAGTGTTCGACAAAGCCCTGTCCCTGCGCGCGGCGCCCATAGGCCGTGCTGTCGTGGTCGGCGAGTTCGAGCGCGCGCGCCACCAGAACAACGAGCCCTGCGCAATCGACCCCGGCGCGGCTACGCCCCTGATGCCGCCAGGAAACACCCAGCCATGTTCGCGCTTCGGCGACGATCGTATCGGCCAGATCCGTACTCGCGCTGGCGGTTGCTGATGGCGGACGGTCAGCGTGCATCGGGATAACTCATCATGGCGTCCTGACCCGGCACGTAGGGTTCGCCGCGAAAGTTCAGGACGTTGGCGAACCGGTCGATGCAGGTGTCGAGCCGCTTGTCACAACCGGGGTGAATGCGGAAGGCATCGCCGGTCTCGATCGCGTATCCCATCGGCAGAAACAGCTCGATCAGCCCGTTGCCTTGGGTCCAACCCTTGACCTCGACGGAGCGGCCGGCATTGGCGCCAGTCTCCCAGGTCAACACACCGCCAGCAAACCAGCCATCAACCGCTCGCGGTTCATCGAGCGTGGCGTTGAAGACGGCCCGGTCGGTGACTGCCGTCACGATGCCCGACCGGCTCCAGGCTTCCTCGGCCTCGAAAACCGCGTCACCGTCGGCGGTTTGTGCGCCGATGGTGGTGTCGAAACTCGGTGGCTCGGATGCGGTCGTTCCGGCGGTCACACAGCGATAGACACGGTTCTCGAAATCAGCGGAAGTCGGTACCGATGCCGTCGTGTCGGTGATGGTAGCCACGACGTTGTCGAAGGCCGCGTTCGACTGGCTGCCGGCCGCGCGCTGGTGCAGGAGCCGGAAGCGGAGAAACCTGGTTCCCACCGGCAGATGGGCTTGCGAAATGCCCCGCTGAACCCAGCTGTCCTCGGGCAGGATCACCTCGAAGCCCGTGTCGAGAAGCGTTGAAAGCAGGCTCGACGAGCCGTCCAGAGCTTCAATGACGACCCGCCCGAGATCGTCCGGGAACGAATTTGCCCGGCTGACTGATGTGTCCAGCCGGTAGGCGTCGCCGTCGATCTGCAGCGGATTTAGCCCCGAAGCAACGAGATCGATGGATTGGGTCAGCTCGCCCGATGCCGAGCTTCCGCCTTCCAGGTAGAAGCTGCCAGTCGCAGGCGTCAGGCTGCCGTTGCCAGCGTCATGCACGTCCCAGTCGCCGGACACCTTCGTCCATCCGGTGGGGGTGAAGCTGGAGCCGTCGCCGGCGCCATCCACCTCGAAGCTGCCGTTGACGACCGGCAGCGGGAAACTGACCGGCGTGCCGGTCGTACGCACGCGCACCACGTCACCGACGGAGTACGCCGTCGACCGGGCGATTTCTGGCGGATTGACCGGCACCTTGCAGCGGTGATCTCCGAGATCGGCGCGACATTCCGGGCTGTAGAGTTCGCCGACGCGTTGCTGCAGCGCTTGGGTCATGCCACGCAGTTCGGTCCGGAAAATGCCCTGCTCGGTCAGAACGACCTCGCCGAACCAGCCGCGGCGCATCCGAAGAGCGCCCATGGCGGGGTCCGCCCAGTTGACGAGGAAAATCCGCACCTCGGCCTGATCGAACAGACCCGCGCGCAGCTCCTCCTCGGTGATTGACGCGCTGTCGAAGACGCCCTCGACGTCGAGATTGTCGACGCTCAGGCTCGCATCGTTGGCGATGGCCGTGCGCGAATAACCGGAACTCGCCTTGTAGACGTTGCCCTCGAACGACAGATCCCGGTCGTGGTCGGTGAAGAAGAACTCCTTGCCGTCAACGCGCGAGATGCGCCAGCAGGTGGCGAGCGTCGTCACCGGCCCGGCGAGGTGCGCCGCGAGGGCTGCCGAAGTCGATTTCATGGTCTGATCTCCAGCACCGGGATCTGGCCCCAACTGCCGAGCTGATAGGTTTCGATCGTGAGGTCCATCTGATCGCTGTCGAAGCGGACGGGCACGTCGAACTCGAAGTCCGCCGTCACCTGGACGCCGGATGCGGGGGCGACGGTGAAGGTCACGAGCCCGGTCGCCGTGTTGACGCTCCAGCCAGAGACCGCCTCGACGCCGTCGCGGTAGATCTTCACCGTTCCGGGAACGGGCTTGGTGATGACCCGTGTCTCGACCTCGCCGCCGCTCGCGTAGGTCTTCACGAGCTGGAACGTCTTGGTCACGCCGTCGCCTTGCCCGATCAGCTGGGCCAGCGCCTGATAGTCGGTCCAGTCCTTGAAGCGGAAACCGTAGGCACGCCCGCGCCGTGCGCGAAAGAAGGCGATGAGTGCGGCCACCTGATCGCGTTTCTTCAGGCCGTGCGCCACGTTCCATTTGCCCCGCGCGGCTGCCCAGTTGGCGTTGCGCCGCTCGTGTCCCGAAACCGTTGTCACCACGGTGGTCGAGTAGCCAGGGCCGCCGGACGCCCCGTAGGAAATGTCCGGCGGGAACTGAACTTCGTGAAAGCCGCTCATCTGTCGATCCGTCAGAGATTGCCCAGTTCAGAGATTACGTCGGGCCCGCTCCATGGCGCGGGCGGCGTCGGCGGCGATCTGCCCTTGGGCGTAGCGAAAGCTGCCAGCATCCGGGGTGGAGATGTTCATCACCACGTTGACCGGTGGACGGGTTTCGCGTGCGGCGCCGATGGCGGCGAGCTGAGCCCGCGACAGCACCATCTCACCGCGCTGCAGGATCGCGGGCACCTCGTCGGCACGAAGCCCCGCGAGGCCGCCGTCGTGGAAGCGCGGCGCACCTGCAAAGGCGAGTGCCGGGACGAGCCGCTGCTGGGCGGGACCCCCTGCGACGCCGCCTTGATGGAAGATGCCGGCAAACAGCCCGCCTCCGCCGCCGAGCAAGCCGTCGAGCAGTCCGCCGCTGCCTCCGCCAAGTGCATTGGCTAGAGGTCCGAGGATCGCGGAACGAACCGCGATGCGGGTGATGTCGGCGAGGATGCTGTCAGCGAGTGCCTTGAAGTCGATCTTGCCGCCGGTCACGAAGCTGGCGATGGCGTCTTCGGCGCTGCGAAAAGCGCTGGTGAGAGCGCTGCCGAGACCCTTGCCCCAGTCCATCGCCTCGCCGGCATAGCGCGACAGCTCCTCGCGCACCGCCGCCCAGCCGCTTGCTGCCTGTGTGGCCGCCGAAGCCGCTGCTTCCCCGGCGGCGCGGCTTGCCTCCGCGGCGCGTGCGGCGGAACCGGCCGAGCCTTCGCCATCTCCTGCGGCATCGCCTCCGGCGCCGCCGATGGCTGCGAAGGCTTCATCGAGACGCTCCGTCGCGCCGGCTGCGTTGTCGATTTCGGTGTTTGCGCCCGCCATGGCCTCCCGGAGCGCCGCGATCGACGCGAGGGGCGCGCCTGCCAGCTCTCCCAGCGCCGTCGCCGTCTCTCGTGCACTGTCGGCGGCAGCGCGCGCATCCTCGGCGAAAGCCGAGAGCCCGAAATCCGGCGTCGCGAAGGTATCGGTCTCGAACGCGGCGGCGAAGGCATCACGCGCTGCATTGCCAGCCCGGCTCGCGGCGCCCGCAAACTCGTTCTCGATCCGGCCGAGATCGACGTCCGGCACCAGTTCGATGGCTCGCTCGATGCCGATCGCCGCCAGACCCGCATTGACACCCTCGAGGAGCGAATTGATGCCCTCGACCGCGCCGTTCAGCATCGACTCCAGCCCGGCGATCAGCGCATTCGCCGCCTGGATCGTCAGATCGCCGATGGCCCGAGGCAGGTTGCTCCAGATGACGACCATCGCATCGAAAGCGCCCTGAAACGTCCCGATGGTGCGATTGCCGAAGGTGACGACGGCCTCGAGCGACGCCTGCAGCGCGTCGGCGATGCTCGCTTGAATGCCGCTCCAGGCGGCGTCGATGCGCGCTTTCAGGACGCCGGCCAGCAGTCCGATCCTGTCCCAGACCTCGGCTGCCACGTCGCCAAGAAGGCCAAGCGCGGCGCCGAAGCCGCCGGTCGCCTGCACCAGCCGACCGAACTGGTAGATCAGCTCACCCGCCGCCACGATGAGCGCGCCGATGCCGGTTCGGATCAATGCGCCGCGCAGGAAGACCAGCGCGGTGGCAAGACCGCGAACCGAGGCGGCGGCCACGACCATCCCGGCGACCCATCGTCCGGCGATGAAGGCCGCGAAGGCAGCAGCGATCGATGCCAGACGGCCGATGTTGTCGAACAGGAGCCGGATCGCCTGACCAAGCGGACCGGTCGTGCGCGAGATGGCCGCCAGCGCGTCGGCGACGGCTTCAAGGGCCGGGGCGGCGGCAACGGCGAGTTGGTTCGACAACCCGCGCCAGATCAGACCGAGGCGTGAAATTGCATCGTTGGTCCGCTCGATCTGATCGGCGTCCTGTTCGGACACGACCGCGCCGAAGTCGCGAACGTCCTGTGTCGCCTGACGAAGAGTCGCCGTGTCGATCCGGGAGATAGCAATACTGCCTTCCTCCCCGAACAGCTGCCCGGCGACCGCCGCGCGCTCGGCGGCGGGTACGAAGTCTTCTATCGCCTGGTTGATGCGACCGACACGCTCATCAAGCGGCAGGGCCAGCAAGGCCGAGGCCGAAAGCCCGAGCCGTTCTAGCGCCGCGACGGCAGGACCGGTCCCGGCGGCCGCCTGACTGAGGCGGCGCGTGAGGTCCTTGGTCGCCTGCTCGATGCCGGACATCGAGACGCCGGCCAGTTCACCGGCCCGTTCGAGAACCTGAATGCTCTCGACGGTGGTCCCTAGCGATTGAGCGAGCTTGGCCTGTGCGTCAACGACCTGAAGGCCGGAGCGGATCATGGCCGCAGCGCCCGCGGCGAAGGCGGTCGCTGCGGCGGCGGCCGCGATCTGCACGCGCCGATAGAAGGCCGCGACACGGCTGTTCGCGGCGTCCATCTCCCGCGATAGCCGACGAAACCCTTGCTCGCCGGCATCGCCGATGCCCTGCAGTTCAGCACGGACTTCACGCCCTCCGACCACGGCAAGGCGAACGGAGACGCGTTTCTCAGCCATCTTGATCAGTCCTGATCTGCGCGTTCAGCCCGCGCACCATCATGCCCTCCAGCTCGGGCAGCAGTTCCGCGCAGACGAGAGTGTCCACTCCAAGCGCGTGCGCACAGGCGAGAGCGGCCGTCAAGTCGAGCCCGAGGATCGCACCGGGGACGGCACGCAGCTGCCCCGTGAGCTTTTTGGCGAGATCCCAGACCTGCCAGCCTTCGACCGTCTGCGGACGGTTCAGGACGGCGGGGCATTCGCTGCAGGTGCCGCGACAGGATCGGCAATACTGGTCGCCCCCGCTGAAGTGCCATTCGGCGAGGGCGCGGAGCCGTTTTTTTCCGATTCCAGCAACAGGCCCTTCGACACGTAGCGGAGCTGGAAGGCCTCGAAGATCGGCAGGATGTCCAGCAGCGCGTCGATGCCTTCCGGTGTGACCGGGACGGGCTCGCCGTCGGCGTCGCCGACCCCTTCCCATTCCAGCACGACCAGGCGTGCCAGGGCCTTGGCCATGGTGACCGCGATGGTCTCGTTCGACGCGCCCTCGGGCAAGGCAGCCACCGCCGGATCACTGCGGGCGGCGGCCATGAGCGAGGTGGTCAGGGGAGCGACGCGCACGCGCACGTCATGTCCGAGGTCGAGCCAGCTCGGCTCGCGCGACAGGTTCAGGCGGATCATGGGAATGGCCTCAGGTGTAGCTCGTGACGTCGTTCAGGAGGTGGGCGCGCAGCATCGTGCCTTCGCTGTCATCGTAGGCGGCGCGCCAGTCGAAGCTCGCCTCGACCCCGCCGGGGCCGGAGACGGCGTATTTGGGTTTTGGCAGAAAGACCCGCGGCAGCTCGAAGCGAAGCGCGTAGCCTTCCGGGAAGGTGAACCCGTATTCGAGCGCGACAGGATCGCCATTGGCGGCCTCGGCGACGAGCGTCGCGCCATCGAAGCGTACCGACATCGATCCTTCCGCCGAGGCGAACGTGGGATCGGCCGCCTCGATCTTGCCGTCCTCGCGGATGACTCGGACGCGTTCGAGATTGTTGGAGAAGGTCAGACTGCCGCCCGTGACGCCCGCGAGCGCCGCACCGCCGCGTCGGATGAAGCCGCGCCCCTGGCTGAAGCGGCGGAGCGCGTAGGCCGTCGGATTGGCGTCGACCGTCGCCGAGAAGCGTTCCTCGCCTTGGGCCACGAGCTGGAGACGGGCGTTTGCCGGTCCCTCCTGGCCCATCTCGAAGTTCAGGCTCTCCATCACCGTGCCGAGGTGACGGAAGAACACCGGCGTCGTGAGCTTCGGATGGCCGACTTCGATCGTGTAGCTCGGGATGTCGTCGGCGCCGCTCTCCCAGACATGCGAATAGCCGCCGCCGGTCAAGGTCGGTGAAGAGACACTCGCCGCCGATGCAGAGATCGTGAAGGCGTTCCCGGTCGGCCCGGCGACATCGAATGCGATGACGAGGGTCTGCGTGCTCGCCGGCCGCGAATAGGTGCACTTGGCGATTTCGGGATCGGCCGATGCGTTGAGGTCGCTGACCAGCTGATCGACGGTCTGTGTGGCCGTTCCCTGGATCTGCGTCTCCTGCGCGCCGGCCGTACCGGAGACGAACGTCCAGACCGTACCGTTCAAGGTGATCGTGTCGCCCGCCGTGGGATTGACGGCGAAGACGATCGAGCCGCCGGCGCTCGTGGGCGTGGTCACCGGGTCTCCGAAAAGGCCCGTCAGCCAGAAGCCCGTTCCACGCAGGTCGAGCGGGATGTCGAGCTGGCCCTCGTCGGTGATGAGGCCGCGATAGGGATCCTGCGCATTGCGCCCGCGTCCGAGCAGCGGGTCGTCCCCGAGCGGCTGGGCCGAGGAGAGATCGGTCGATTTGAAATCGAGGCTCTGATAGCCGGTGAGCGGCGCGACCCCATAGCTTGCCTCCCGGCACGCCTTGAGGGTGGCGTCCGCGCCATATGCGCGCACCTTGGGCATGGATGACTCCCGTCTTGTCCGTGATTGGGTCGTGGTTGGGTCAGGCGGTGAGCGGATCGCTCACCAGGTATTCGATCGTGACGATGATCCGCGCGGTCAGCATCGGCGGCGCTCCTTCGAGAGCGAGCGCGCCCGTCTCCGGGGCCGACGGCGTCAGGTTCTCGGCGAGGCCGCCGAGCGTCTCATCGACACGCAGAGCCGCCCCGATCGCACCAAGCAGCTGATCGAGCGCCGCTTCGCCTCCGCCCGTCGGATCGCGGGGCACATAGACCTCGATCTCGACACGGTGGGCGTAGAACTCCGTGCGCGGATTGAGCGTCACGTCCGGCTCTCCCGGATCGCCGTCGCGCAGGATGACGAGACCGGCTGCCGGCACCTTCTCGGGCAGCACTTCACTTCGACGCACGTTCGCGTCCAACGCATTGTCGAGCGTCTGGAAGAGAGCTCCGAGGATGGCTTCACGACGGCTGGACACTGGTTTTCCTCAGGCTTGGGGCCAATCCAGGTGATCTCGTCGCACAGAATGCGGCGCGCACATGCACCGGGATGCGAAGAAGGCGAAGGCGGGGCTTACCGCCCATCGACCCAGTTGCGGACGACCAGGCCGGGCAGCCGCTCCTGCCAGGTGTTTGCTGCGGAGGCGACATCGAGCCGCTTCCTGAATGTCACCTGCGGCACCAGAATGAAGATCGGCACGGTCACCAAGCCGCGCCCGCTGCGCACAGCGGCGGCACTGGCTCTGGCGTATCCGCCCCGCTTTCCCGTCCGCGCCCGCATGTTGTCGGCGACGAGCAGAGACGCAGCGTTGCGCCGGTAGACGAAGCGCAGCCGCTGCCCGGTACGCCGTTCCCATCCGCCGGGCGTAATCTTGCGGCCACCGTCGCCAAAGCGTCCGGCGGCAGCGGTCGGAATGGCCAGGAAGAAACCCTTGGTCGACCGGATGGTGGCGCCGTCTTCGTAAATGCGAATGATGCCCGGCGCCTTCGACCAGACGAGCCCCGCCGCCCGGATGCTGTTCTGGCCCTTGGGGAAGGTCTCGGACCGCCAGGTGCGCGCCAGCCGAGGGCCGAGCCCCGCATTGGTGATCTGCGTTCTGAGCTCGGTCTTGAGTCCCTCAGCCGCCTCACCGACACCTGCCGTGACAGCCTTTTCGGCCGCCTTGACCTCCTCGGCCATGATGCGGCCGAGGTCGCCGATGATTTGCGCCGACAGTCTCATGCTTTCCTCAGCTCCGCCGTCCAGACGAGACGCTCGCTATCGCGCACTGGCTCGCCTTGCACCACGAAGGTCTCGCCGCCGATCTCGAAACCATCGCCCTCTGCGAGTTCCGGCGTCTCGACCGTGCGCACCTCGATCACGGTGGTAGCGGCGAGCAAACGCGTCTCGCCGAAGCCTCCGATCCGATCCGGCTGGCGCAGAACGATCCGCACCGTCACCGGTGCGCTCGTGCCGCCCGCCCGCCAGACGGCATCCCGCGCGAGGTTTGGGTCGGCGAAGAGGTCGTCGATCGCCTCCGCGAAGATGCTCATGCTCAGTTGCTGGAGAAGATGCGCACGGCGAGACGCGGACGCTTGTTGATCGGCAGGATCGAGGCCTCGGTCTTGACCTCGATGGCGCTGCCGTCGGGTCGGGCGATCTGCCGCGCGTAAATCGGCAGGCCCACCGTGTTGACCGTCTCGATCAGGTTGGCCGGGGCGCCGTGGGTGACGAAGGTGTCGAGCGTGCCGAGCGGGAAGGCGATGCCCTCGCCGGAGGGGATCAGCGTTTCCGTTGCGCCGGTCGAGAGCGTGACGGTGGCATTGTACTCTTCGAACAGGATGCCGGCGAAGGGAAAGCGCCGGCGGGTGTCCTCGCGCAGCGGCTGCGCCCCGGTCGAGGAAAAGTACTTGTAGGCCTCCTCGACCTTGGGGTGACCGATCAGCTTGTCGAAGAACTCGGGGCTCACCATCGCCAGCACACCGGTCATGGTCTCCCCCTTGAGCTCGGTCTCGACCTTGCGCAGCACGTCGCGCACCTTGCCCTGGACCTGCGTGCCGGCGATGCCGAGCACGAAGTCGGTCTCCAGCTGCGCCAGACCGAACTCGGTGAAGTAGTTGTAGAGCGTGGTGCCGGCGCCGTCCTTGACGATGCCGCGCAGCGCATTGACCTCCATGTACTCGCGGGTCTGGGCGTGCTTGACCCGCATGCGGGTGAGCTTGCGCTCCATGACGGTGGCGAGCGGGTCGGCGGCATCGGCGACGCCGAAACCGCGCACGCCCTGGATGTCCTGGGGCGTGATCACGTCGTCGTGGGGAATCCACGGCACCGTGAAGGAGCGCATGGAGCGCGTGTCGCGGTTGGCGACGGTGGCGGGACCGCCGAGCGGCACGGTCGGCAGGAGGTTCAGCACGCCTTCCGCCTGCTCGATGACGACGGAGCGCTGTGTGACGCCCTCGAAGCGGAACAGGCCCATCTGCCCGAGCCGGGTGTAGATATTGGGCAGGATGTTGATGGCCTGGGTCATCTCGGCGAGCGAGTAGCCGCCCGCGTCGAACGGGTTGATCATGGCGACCATGATGTCGGGTCTCCTTGGGCTGGAACGGGCATGAAAAAGGCCACGAAGGCGGACGCCTCGGAGCCGGTGACGGATTGGATCTGACGAGCGCGGATCAGGCGGTGTCGCGCGGCACGATGCCGGCAGAGCTCAACTCGGCGTGCTTGACGGCCGTCTTGGCCGCGTCATCGACGGAGGCGTCGAAGACGAGCGCCGCCTTGGAGACGATCGCCGGACCGCGGGCAACCACGAGGCCGGTCCTGTCGCCGGCCGTCGCGTCGACCGCCTCGATCAGGACGGCCGTTGCGACCTCTGCACCCTCATCTCCGACGACCTCGGCGTCCGGCGACAGGCGGTACTTGCCCGAGGCGGTGATCCGGCCGAGGACGGATCCGAGCGCGTAGTTCGTGCCAGCCTTGAGGGTCACAGCCTCGCGGCAGTAGCTCGCGTTGAGCTCGTATTTGAGCAGGTCGCCGAGGGTCGGCGACATGGTGAGAACGGTCATGATGATCCTCCTTGTCGTCAGCTGCGGTTGGCCGAGGCGCGCTCACGCGCACGACGCACAATGGGGCTTTCGCCGCCGTTCGAGGCCGGCGAGCCGGCCGGTGACGGCCCCACGGCGACCACAGAGCTCGCCTCGGCGCGTGCCGCGAGGGCATCGAGGATGGAGGTTCGCAGCGCGTGCGGCGCCACCCCTTTCGCCATGGCGTCGGCGGCGTCGATGGCGACCCCCAGCCGGGCGCCTTGGGCGGCGATGGCGGCGATCTCCGCATATTCGGCGCGCAGCCGCTCGGCCGTTTGATCCGTCTGCGCCTCCGTCGCCTCCGGCGGCGCGGCGGGCGCCGCTGGTTGCGGCGTTCCGAGAGTTTCCGGATCGGACGCGTTCGTCTCCTCGACAGCCGCGTCTTCGGCAGCCGGGTTGAGGTCGGATTCTACTGTCATTGCGGTCTTTCTCCTTGAAGGTTGATGAGCGCGGGCGCGTTGCGATGCGCCCATGATGAGGCGTGGCGGGTCCAGCGCCCGGGCGAGATCCACAAGAGCGAGATCGACAGTGCCGAGCTTGTCGGCCAGGCTGGCGTCTATGCCGCGCTGACCCCGATAGATCGCGGCTTCGGTGGCGCGCACGGCGTCGGGACTCATGTTCCGATTGCGCGCCACCAGGGTGACGAGGTCGGCATGGAGCGCGTCGACATCCGCCTGGATCGCCAACAACGCCGTATCCGAGAGCGGCTCGTGGGCATTGCCCTCGATCTTGCGATCGCCCGCGTGAACGAGCGTCCATTTGAGGCCAGCCATGACGTCGGCGACGCTCTCGTCGACATGGATGGCCACGACGCCGATGGATCCGACCTCCGCCGTCCGGGTGACGTAGAGGCGGTCCGCCACGCTGGCGATGGCAAAGGCAGCCGACAGCGCGCTTTCGCTCGCGACAGCCCAGAGCGGCTTCTGCGCGGCTTCGCGCAACGACACGAGGCGATCGACCAGGTCGAAGAGACCGCCGACCTCGCCGCCCGGCGAGTCGATCTCCAACAACACGGCCCGCACAGAAGGATCGGCCAGCGCGGCTTCCACGGCGGAGGCGATCTCGCCATAGTCGCTGGCGCCCAGAAGACTGGTGAGCCAGTCGCCACGCGTCACCAACGGTCCGAGGATCGGCACCACGGCGATGCCGGGACCGGTAACGGAATGGCTCGCCACCGGCGGCGCATCGCGGGCCGGAAGCATGGCCGGCCGTGTATCGAGCATTGGGCCGGCGGCGAGCAGGCCGTCGAGCGCCCGCGGGGCGATCGCCAAGGGCCGGCCGCCGAGCCGGGTGAGCAGCGGATTCAATCGCGTCATGGAAACCTCAGTCGGCGGCGACTTTCGCCTGGTTGTCCGCTGGTGCTGCCTGAGCATCGTTCAGCAGCGTGGGGTCGGAGGATGCGCTGCCGAAGGAGAGGCCAAGCTGACGCTCTCGCGCACGGTCCGCAGCAATCTCGGCATCGACCTGATCGGCGTCATAGCCGCGCTCGGCGAGCGCCTGCGTCCGGCTCTTCAGCCCGGCCTCGATCTGTTCGATCTCGGCGCGGGCGTCCTTCAGCGGATCGACCCAGTCCCATTTGGGCGGCAGCCAGGAACAGCCGAGATAAACGCGCCTCTGCTGTTCGTAATCGGGCAAGGCAATCGCGCCCGCCATGACCGCCGTATCGAGCCATCGCGCCCAGACCCGTCGACAGATTTGCCAGACCATGACCGAGTGCTGGTAGGCCTCGATGCGGCGGCGGAACTCGAGGAGCGCGAGCCGCGAGTTCGAGTAGTTTGCCTTCAGCATGTCATTCGACAGATACGCATACGGGATGCCGAGCGCCGCCGAGACCTGCAGCAACGTGCGGTACTGGAACGGCTCGTAGGTCTGGCCGACATCGGCAGGCGCCGAGGTCTGCACTTCCTCGCCCGGCTCCAGCATGACGATCTGGCCGGGCTGCAGGTCCATCGTTCTTTCGCCACCTTCGTCACTCTCGGCAATGTCGAAGGGCTCCGCCGGCGCCGGCGTGGTGATGAAGAGCGCATGCATCGCCGCGACCTTCTTCCGGTCGAGCTCGGCATCGTCGTACTGATCGAGCAGGAACAGCTTCACGATGCCCGGCGCAAAGCGGGAAATCCCGCGCAACTGCCCAGCATCGACCGGATCGATGACGTGGATGACCTCGGCCGCCGGCACCCGCACGGTCTCGCCGGCGAGCCCTGGATCGGTCACGTCACCCGGATGGCGGCGCAGGAAGTGGTAGGCGACGCGCCTGCCGATCCGGTCGAACTCGATGCCCTGACGGACGACATTGCCGCCGGGAAGCTGCTCGTTGCGGCTGAGCGGCAGCATCTCGGAGGGGATCATCTGCAGCTGCAGCGGCACCATGAGCCCGTCCTCGGGCCGGCGCGGACGGAAGCGGAAGAACACTTCGCCGGCGATGAATACCTCGCGCGCGGCGCGCCGCTGCTGGCCATAGAAATCGGTGAACCCCTCGGCGTCGCTGTCGTCGGTCCAGTCGAGCCAGAGGCGCTGCACGCGCGCCTTGAGTTCGGCATCGGCGATCAGGGACGACGGCTTGATGCCGTCGCCCACCACATTGCCGGCCCAACTCTCGATGGCGTTCGCCGCATAGCCGTTGTTGCGGACCAGCCATCGGGCGCGCGCGGTGATGTCGGCGCCGGCGGCGGCGATCAGCGTGTTGAGATGCGCCCGGCTCGGTTGGAAGTGCCGCAGCCTTCGGCTTGCCTGTCCCGCTTCAAAGCCGCCCACCAGAGCGCCGATGCGGCGGCGCCACCGTGTGATCGATTCCAGCACGAGTCAGAGCCCCTTGCTTGCCGTCGTGCGAACGATGCGACGGCGCGCGCCGGTTTGCTCCTCGGCGATCCGCCGTTCGAGGTCGCCGAGGGCGGCCGCCATTTCGGCATCGCTCGCATAGGTGATGCGGCGCCCCTCGACCTCGACGGTGCGCACGCCGCGCCATCGGGCGGCGAGCAGCGCATCGCGGCGCGCGATCATGTCCTCAAGCGTCATGGTCTCGGTCTCAACTCAGATAGCTGGGCGTGAACACCCGTCGGCCGCGCCGGGCAGGCGCTCGTCGCACCAGTCCCGCGGAGGCGATCTCTGGCGCGCCGGGGTCAGAGGCCGTCGTCTCTGGCGCCGCTGTGTTGCTCGGATCGAGCGAGCCGACCTGGCGTTCGAGATCGCGCCATTTCTCCTCGCCCCAGCGGTCGGCGCCGGCGATCCAGGCGGCGGCACGGGCATAGACCCGGCAATCCAGCGCCTCGTTGCGTTCGCGCAGCTTCTGCCATTCGAGCCGCTGAAACCCGCGCCTGGTCTTCACCGTCACCAGCTGCTCGGCGACGAACTGCTTGCACCACTCGCTGTCGGCCCAAGCCGGCAGGTGGATGGTCCCTGCGGGAAAGCGCGCGCCTCCGGCACGCTCCTCGTCGGTCGGCCGTCCGAGCCGGAGGTAGCGATAGGTCTCGGCCTTGAAAGTCGAGACCGCGACCGACCACAGCCGCGCGCCGCGCCGCAGTCGCTTGCCGCCGGCTGTCGCATCGACAAAGGTCGGCCCGGAGACCGGGCTCGCCCGATTGAAACCCTCGACACCCTTGACCGGCGCCACCTGCGCGAAGCCGGCGCGCCGGGCCCAGCCGTAGACCGACGGCGCCTCGAAACCGGTATCGATCGCGAGGCGCGACAGGCCCATCGCCGTCCCCGAGGCGTGCGGCCAGTTGCGGCCCAAGAGACCGTCCAACGCGGACCAGGCGGCGGCATGTTCGGGACCGCCCTCAATGACGATGTGGTCGACGAGCCAGCTCTCCAGCCCGCGCCCCCATGCCCAGACATCGACCTCGATGCGATCCTTCTGGACGTCGGCGCCGGCGGTGAGAAACAAGCCGCCCATCGGCACCGTGCCGGCCGGCCAGCTCTCCCTGCGATCGTAGAGCCGCTGCCAGTCCGGCGCTTCGCCCGTCTCGACCCAGGTTTCGCCCAGCGAGGTGTTGACGAAGGTCTTCATCGCCTCGTCGCCGTGATCCTTCGCCGACAGAAAGGTGCGCACCATGGCTTCCAGACGGACCCAGGAGGAGTAGACCTCGTTCAGGTGAAAGCCGGCGATGCCGTCGAACGGGGCCTCGGCCCGCCATTCGCCCCTGCGCACGGCGGCCCAGCGTTCGGCGTCGCTCCAATGCGCGCCGCAATGGCGGCATTGGTATCGCGCGGTCTCCGGCCGGTGGGCGCCGTCCGCCTCGCGGTCCCAGCGAACCTGCTCCCAGACCAGCGTCTGATGCTCGCCGCATTCTGGGCACGGCACGAAGAACCGGCGCCTGTCGCTTTCGGCATAGGCGGTCTCGATCCGGCTCGCGCCACAGATGGTCGGCGTCGAGACCAGGACGATCTTGCGGTTCCAGAAGGTGACCGTGCGCTTCTTCGCCAGATTGACCGGATCGCCCTCGGCGCCGGCGCTGAACGGATAGCGGTCGACCTCGTCGCACAGGAGGATGCGGATCGGCCGGCTGGCCAGGCCCGAGGGTGCATTGGCGCCAACGATGGTCAGATGCCCGCCGGGAAACTTCTTGTGCAGGATCTTGTTCGAACCGTCCCGCGACTTCGGATCCGAGATGCGCCCATGCAGACAGGGCGTATCGCGCGCCATCGGCGAGAAACGGTCCTTCGACCAGGTCTCCGCATCGCGTTCCGTCGGCATCACCACCATCACCGGCGCCGGGTCCTGGTCGATGTGGAATGCAACGGTGTTGAGCAGCACCTCCGTCTTGCCGGTCTGGCTCGACGACATCACGACGACGCTTTCGACCGCCGGATCGGAGATCGCGTCCATGATGCCGCGCTGGTAGATGGCCCGCTCGGTGCGCCAGCGGCCGGGCTCGGCGCTGGCTTCGGAACTCAGGCGGCGCCTGGCGTCGGCCCACTCACTGATCGTCAGGGTCGGCGGCGGCGCCAGGATCGTCAGCGCCTTGCGCGTCGCCTGCGCCAGCCGCGCCGGCCCCTTGAGCACCAACGGCGATGGCCGGGAGGCTGGCGAGTTCCGCGAGCGCTTCGGTGATCGCGTCGCGGATCTGCGCGCGCGTGCCGGCAATGGTCGTCTCCTCGTGGACGAGCGGCGCCAGCCTGTCGGGCAGGACCAGCAGACGCGCGCGCAGGCGGGCCAGCACGGCGATCCAAGCCTCCTCGACCTGAGCGGCCGGCAAGAGGTCGCCGCGCCGGACAGCTGCGTCCATTTCGGCGAGATCGGCCTTGGCCTTGATCAGCCGGGCGCGCTCGACACCGAAATCCGCGGCGCCCGTCTGCGACCGTGTCGCCAGCTCGCGCAGGTAGCGCACATAGCCGCGCACCGTGCCGACGAGGTCGTAGCGCCCGCGTTCGGGGCCGGTGCGGACCGACGCCGGGATGATCCCGTCGCGCGCCAGCTGCTGGACCCGCCTTTCGGTCAGGTCCAGGAGCCGGGCGATGACCGCGATGGGTTGGGTATTGGTCGCCATGAACGGGGGCCGCTCCCGGGCAAGATCAGGTCATGTCGGGAGCCCCGCCATCACTGCAGAAAAAGCAATGAAATGATGCACTTATCGACTTGATGAGGGTGCCGATCAGAGCCTGTATGGGGTCACCATCGAGCGCTGGAGACCGTCATGACCAAGTCCCGAAACACCGCTTCCGCACTCGACGCTTTCATCGCCAAGAAGGCGGAGATCGACGCGATGCTGGAGCGCATCAAGGCCCTGAGCGACGACCATTTCGACACCAGCCCCGACGAGATCAATTGGGGCCACGTCGGAACGCTCAGCCACTACGCCGAACTCCTGAAGCGCATCACCGACGCAGCCTTCAAGGAGGGCGAGCACGCCGATTAGGCGCGCTGCTTCCCGCCTTCGCCCCGATGGGCTCGCCCTCGGGGCTCGGGGCAGTAGAAGGGGCTGCATTCCGCGGACCCGGATACACCGAAAGGGCACACCATGAGTTATCAGACCCTGCTTCACGAACTGGCGCCCGAGCTGAACCCCGCCGGGGTCGAGGCCTCGATGCGCCTGCAATACGGAACGCTCAATCATCTGCCGCGCGAGATATTCGTCGAGGAAGCGAAGATCGCCGCCGCCTGCGAACACCAGTCACCGGGCTATCTGCGCCGGATTGCGGACAGCATGGGCATGGCCGACGAGTACAGCGCGTGGGAGGCCAGCCGATGAGCCGTCTCACCGACACCCAGATGATCGTCCTCAGTGCCGCCGCGCAGCGCGCGAACATGCTGGCGCTACCGCTTCCGAAGAACCTCAAGGGCGGCGCCGCACAGAAAGTGATCGCTTCGCTCCTAAAGCAGGGACTGCTCGAAGAAATCGATGCCGACACGCGCATCGGCGAGCATGTCTGGCGCGAGACCGGCGACGGCCACGGCGTCACACTCGCGATCACCGAGCACGGGCTTGCCGCCATCGGTATCGAGTCGGAAGCCCCGGCTGGTCCTGCCGAACCCGAGCACAGCGCTCCCGTCGCCGGCAAGCCGCCAAGGGAGCCCAAGGCACGCGAAGGCAGCAAGCAGGCCCAGCTGATTGCCATGCTGCAGGGCGCCGACGGAGCAACCGTCGCCGAGATCGCTGCCGCATTCGGGTGGCAGCCGCACACCGTGCGCGGCGCCATCGCCGGGGCACTCAAGAAGAAGCTCGGGCTCGACGTGACCTCCGAGAAGGTCGACGGACGCGGCCGGGTCTACAAGTTGCCGGCAGCCTGAAGCTGGAGCATCGCCTCATCATGACCGCCGCCCCGAGTGGGCGGTGGTTTCATCTCCAAGTACGGCGAACGCGAATCTCCTCGAACACACGTCTGAGCGCATAGCTGCGAACGATCGACACCACTGTGAAGATTGCGCCCATCATCAGGTTCTGGGCCAACGTCACGTGCAGTCCGAACATCGGGAAGATCGCCAACTGGGTCGCAACGGCGACGCCATAGCCGATCGCGACATTGGTCAGAGCCTCGACCAGCGACATCCGCCGTGTTTGCTTCATATCAATACCGCTTCATACATCGGCCAGCAGTTCAGCCGCGAGAGTTCGAAGCGCATGCGCTGCAACCAGCGGGACCACTCCGTTGCCACAGAGGCGAAGCCGGTCCACCCGGTGGGCCAGCCCATCAGCGCCTCGACGAACAGCGGGTTCAAGGTCCGGCGCGGCTCGGAGGTATCGCTCCCAACCATCGCCGTCAGCAGGACTTGGCGGCCAAGCAGGCCGTTGACCGGTGTGTTGGCAAGGCTGGTCGCCCCGTCCTTGTGATCGCGCGCCGTCGGCGTCATCCACATCCCCGCTGCATGGGTCAGATCGGCGGTCCTGCGGTTCCCCGCGCTCGGCTTGCACCCGTCGTTCGCCATCGGCGTCGGCCAGTCCCGCGCCATGCAGCCCAGACCCTTCTCGTGTTTCCGGTCTCCGCCCCGACTGCGGAAGCTGTCGGTCTGCGGCGTCGGCCAGAGCCGCAGCAGTTCCGTCCGGTTCCCGCCACTCGACCGGGTCCCGGAGCAGGCGCGCGGGGTCGGCCAGTTCGTCTCCCTCGCGGATCGCGAGGATGAACAGCCGCTCGCGCTTGTGGGGCGCGCCGACTTCCGCCGCAGTGAAGAGGCTCGCCGCAAGGCGGTAGCCCATGCCGACCAATCCTGCGGCGACTTCGGGGAAGCCGAGGCGGAGATGATGGGCGACATTTTCGAGGAAGACGAAGGGCGGCTCGACCTCGCCGATGATGCGCGCGACATGCGGCCAGAGATGGCGCGGGTCGTCCGCGCCCCGGCGCTTGCCCGCGACCGAGAACGGCTGGCACGGATAGCCCGCAGTGACGATGTCCACCGCGCCGCGCCAAGGGCGGCCGTCGAAGCTGGCAACGTCGTCCCAGACAGGCGCCGGATCCAGGGCCGCGTCTTCCATCCGCGCCACGAGGATGGCCGCGGCGTAGGTTTCCCGTTCGACATGGCCCACAGCACGATATTGGGGACAAGCGATGGTGAGCCCGAGGTCGAGCCCCCCTGCGCCGGAGCAGAGGGAGAGGCCAAAGAGACATGCGTTCCCGGCTCCGGAAGCGCGTCCGGAGGAAAGTAGAGCCAGGTCATGCATGTCACGCGGCGGTCTTGCGCTTTCGCGCGGGTTCGCGGTCGGCGTCCGTGTCGTTCGCATCGGCGAGGGCTTCGGCATCGCCGTCCAGCCGCTCGGCCTTCACCTGCGCGAAAGTCCGGCCGTCGTCATCGAGGATGGCCGTCTTTCCCGAAAACGCCTGCCAGCGGTTGACGACCACGTCGCAGAAGGTCTCGGACAGCTCCAGGCCATAAACCCGGCGGCCGGTCTTTTCACCGGCGATGTGCTGTGACCCCGAGCCCGAGAACGGCTCGTAGCAGATTTCGCCTGGCACGGTGTGCAACTCCATCGGCAGCGTGAACACGCGCACCGGTTTCGAGGTCGGGTGCTCGCGCGTCTCGATCTCGCTCGACGGGATGGACCACACCGTCGTCGGCCAGTTCTCGAAGCCTTCGCGATTCACGCGAGGCTTGTTGCCCGAGCGCCAGCCGAACAGGCACGGCTCGTGCGCCCACAGCATGATCGAGCGCGTGAGCACCGGACGGCTCTTGGCCCAGATGATCTGTTGGTGATGCAGAACGTCGAATTTGGACCAGCAGGCTTCCAGCATCGCCTGGCGCCGCGAGGCATGCCAGCAATACCAGGCCGCGTCCTCCTTGATGGCGCAGTCGATGGCGACCTGAATGAACGCTTCATAGAACTGCGGCCCCTGGGATGAATCGTCCCAGTGCTTCTGCTCGATGTAGTCGTCGGACCAGTCCTTGTTCGCGATCTTCTTGGCGCGGGCGGACGCGTTCTTCTTCGTCGGATGATTGGTGCCGTCATAGTCGACGAGGTAGGGCGGATCGGTCGCAAACAGCGCGGCGCGTTCGCCGTTCATCAGTCGGATGACATCCTCGGCCGAGGTCGAATCTCCGCAGAGCAGGCGGTGCTCCCCAAGGATCCAGAGGTCGCCTCGGCGGGTGACGGGCGTGGCGGGCGGCTCAGGAACATCGTCTTCGTCCACCAGCCCCTCGACGGGCGCCTCGGCCAAGAGACGGGCCAGTTCGTCGTCCTCGAAACCGGTCAGCGCCAGGTCGAACTCGTCGAGCTTCAGATCGGCCAGTTCGAGCTTGAGCAGCTCGTCGTCCCAGCTCGCATTCTGATGCGAGCGGTTGTCCATCAGCCGGTAGGCGCGCAGCTGCGCCGGCGTCAGGCCATGCGCGACATGCACCGGCACGCTCGTCATTCCGAGCCGCTTGGCCGCCTCGTAGCGGGTGTGGCCGACGACGATCACCATGTCCTCGTCGACGACGATCGGCTGACGCCAGCCGAACTCGGCCAGCGAGGCGGCGACCGTGGCGACAGCCTCCTCGTTGCGGCGCGGGTTGCGCGCATAGGGCACAAGCTTGTCGATCGGCGTTTCGACGACGTCCATGGTCGGTCCGATGCGATGGGTGAAGGATCTGATCCGGCGGTCGCGAAACCAGCCGACGCGCTGCGCCGGCGAAACGGTCCCGCTTCGCCGATGCGCTCGAAACGAAACGCCCCCGACCGGCGCTTCGCCATCGCCGAGGCACGCAGACGCCTAAGTATTTGAATTCACGAGGCGAAGGATGCGGGCGAAACGAAATGGCCTATTTCAGCGCCGTCACTGGGCAAGCGTCGCGCCATTGCCGCCAGCATACGAATTCTGCCAGGGAGGAACCGCTATCTCTTTGAGTTCGTTGATATTCGCGCCGTACCGTAAGACGGAGCGTCCCGCTTGACAGGACGTCCCGTTTTGCGTTACGCTTTGTCGTGATCAAGAGCTTTGCCGACAAACGCACAGCGGCGATCTTCGCTGGCTACGCCGTCCGCGACCTGCCGCAGCAAATCCAGCGGCGGGCTCGCGCCAAGCTGCTGGCGATCGATGCGGCCACACTACTGGACGATCTGCGGGTGCCGCCCGGCAATCGCCTGGAAGCGTTGCACGGTGACCGGCAGGGTCAACACAGCATCCGCGTCAACGACCAGTGGCGGATCTGTTTTGTCTGGCGCGACAACGAGGCGTGGGAGGTCGAGATTGTCGACTACCACTGAGGAGTGATGACCATGACCATCAAGCGTGAGGATCTCGACAGGCGCATCGTCGATTTCTCGGAGGTAACGACGGGCCGCCGTCTGCCGCCGGTCCATCCGGGAGAAATCCTGCGTGATGAGTTCCTGACTCCGTTGGGAATGAGCGCCTACGAACTCGCCAACGCGATCAAGGCGCCACGCTCGCGGGTCAACGATATCGTGCTTGGGCGTCGCGCGATCACGACCGACACGGCCATGCGCCTCGCGCGCTATTTCGGCACATCGCCGGAGTTCTGGATCAATCTGCAGGCCCGCTACGATCTCGATGTTGCCGACCGCACCACGCGGCGCAAGATCGAGCAGGAGGTCGCTCCTCGCAACGCCGCCTGACCGGGTGTTCTTTCGGGTGCGGAAGACTTCGAAACCGCGTCCGCACGCGGCTCGCCCGAGCATACCCGAGAACTAACCCAAATCGCCGATCTGTGTCTCGCCGGGAAATGTCTCAGCGAAAATTGTCTCACGCATCAGAATGAACTTGACGACCGAACGCGGTCGACGAGGAAGGCGCGCGAACGCTTCGCCGGCACTTTCTGTCCGTTGAGCTTCCAGGTGATGACGCTGAGGCCGTACTCCCAGCGCCGGCACGCCGTGGCGCGGGAGATCCCGAAGCGCCAACAGATCGGCTTCCACGGTGTGCCCTCCGCGCGCGCCCAGACAAGCCGGGCATCATCGGGCTCCAGCCATCTGAGCCAGGGCAGCGTCGCCTCCATGCGGCTGATGGCGTCCGGCAAGGACGGCGGACGCTTCATGCGCGGCGGCTCCTGACCGACGAGATCAGCGAACTCGTGAACGATCTTCGGCCACACCGAGAAATAGCCCTGCACCCGAACCTCGGGCAGGCGCTTCATGACGTCGGCAGCTTCGATCAACCGCTCCTCGACCTGTTCACGAGTCCAATCAGCCATGCCGATGCTCCGTCGGCTGGCGCCGTCCGCCATAGAGCTTCTCGCCGAGCTGGCGAACGAGTTCCCGCTCGGGCCAGGTGAGGCGCGGATCGGTGGGGCTTATGACGAGGAGGCACTGCTCGCGCCAACCCTCCCGCTTGACCTCTTCGGCCGACCGGCGTTCACCGCCATATCCTTTCGGCAGCCATCTCATCGTCCGACCTCCAGCGGCACCGCTGCATAGCCGGCGATGTCGAGGATCGAATCCTGATGCTTCGGATCGTGCCCGAGCCGCGCCAGCTTCAGATCGATGAGGCAGAGCACGACCTCCGCCGGCGTGATGCGCCGGCCGAGCGTGATCGACCAGCGTCTGGCAACCACGGCCATCGCGGCGGCGGGTTCGCCATATATCTTGCGGCGCTCGGCGACAACCGACGCGGCATGTTTGAGCATCGTCTCCCCGCTCATCGCACACCTCCCTCGGTCTCGATGGCCCAGAGCAGGATGGCGATGGCGTCGGCTTCATTATCGTCCGCGGGTGAGAAGCCGCGGGCGCGAACGGCGGCCATGACGGCGGCCTTGTCGGCGTTGCCCTTGGCGGCGACGTGCCGCTTGATCGTGCCGACGGGAACGCCCTGATAGGCGATCGTCCGCCGCTCACACCAGGCGCTCAGCGTTGCCAGGAAACCGCCATAGAGATGGGCCGCGTCGGTGCCGACATGCCGACGAACCTCCTCGAAATAGATCGCCGCGAGACCGCCGGCGTCGGCAGCGATCTGTTCCAGCCAGCTTCGGAAGCGCAGGTAGCGCATGCCGCCACCGTCATAGCGGCTCGGCCGGAACGAGACCGTGCCGCTTGTGATCAGGCCGTCATGGCTGCGCAGTGCCCAGCCGGTCGTGGTGCCGAGGTCGAGGCTGAGAATGGCGCGCCGCGCATGAGCCGGATGCGGGCGGAATGCGATGGCTCCCGCTGCGGCGGGGCCGGTTTCAACGGTCGAAATCATGATTGTCTCCAAGGAGCGCGGGCAAGGGTCGGGGTTCGGATGGAAGACCCATCGCGGCGGACCGGTCGCTGCCGCCTGGAGACGGCCGAGTTTTCGGAGCGTGCCCATCAGAGCACCTCCTTGAGCCAGTCCGGCGCAGCGCCGTTCGGGGAACGTGGTGAGGGATGTTCCCCCGCATGTTCCCCGGTGCAAGCCGTTGAGGAACAAGCGCTTTGGGAAGGTGACGAAGGTGGGGAACGTTTTTCCCCGTCCTCCATCGCGTGGGCGCAGCCGCGCACATGCGTTAGTGTCGAAAAACGTTCCCCATGTTCCCCACGTTCCCCTTTGCTATTGGTTTCAATGGGTTGTGCCGGGGAACGTTGGTTTTCGACGTTCCCCTCCTCGCCACAACGTTCCCCGGCTTGAGCCTCGACACCCTGCGGAAAACGTTCCCCACGTTCCCCTTCGATCGTCAGCTGCCAGCGCTTGGCCTGATGGGAGACGCCCAGCGTGCGCACCCGCATCTTGCGGCCGTCGATATCGAAGACCCGGTCGCGCATGCGGGCGAGCGCCTTGCCGAGCCGTGTGCGCTGTGACCGGTCGCCCCCGGCGCCCAGCGGCAGCGGGGGCTCGCAGGCCAACGCCACCTCATAGAGATCGCCGGTGCCGACCTCCGCCGTCCCGAAGCGGTCCCACCAGGCGCCGATGAAACTGCGCCAGATCGCGCCCTCGCCATCGGCGGCAGCGAGCATCTCGTCGAGGTTGGCGAGAAACCCTTCGATCCCGGCGACCTCGAGGACGCCGCCCATGATGCGCGACCAGCTCTCGTAGCTCCCGATCATGCGCGCGCCCCGTGGCCTGCCAGCGGCCAGCCAGGCCCGGCACAGCGTAAGGCAGGCCGCGACGAGGCGCGGCCGGTTGGCGCGAACCCAGCTCATGAGATCGGGGTGGCGGAACCCCTCGCGCCGCCAGGGTTGATCAACACGGGCGTCGAGGCGGATGCGCACGATGCGGCGCGCCATCTCGTTGGAGAATTCGGGATTGTTGCCGGTCGCGATCCAGACGCAGCGGATCGGCAATCGCGTCATCTCGGACGTACCGAGAATGCGGTCCTCCCAGAAGGGCGCGGTGAGCGCTGCCGCAAGCGCCGAGGAGTCGAGCGGGTGACGCAGATTGTCGATGAGCACGATCGAGGGAATCTGGCGCAGCTTGGCGGTCAGCCGCTTGCGCCACTCTTCGTCGTCGCGGCCCTCGGTCATCACGGAGGCGCTGACGCCGGTGAGCACGGTCGCGATCGCGTCGACCATCAGGGTCGCGCCGGTGCCGGGTGTCGGCTTCTCGATCAGGTGGAGCGGCGTCGGCGCGTCGATCATAGCGCGAAGAAAGCCGAGCAGCATCAAGGCAACGGCATGCGCCCGCTCCGCGTGGCCGGTGAAGGGGAACTCGCCCAGCATGTCGTCGATGATGAGACTGCGCGCGGTCGCGATCTCCGCCGGCGACGGGCGCTCCGGCACCTGCGGCACGGCAAAGCCTGGTGTCGGCTGGTAGAGCAGCCGCGCATCGGGGTGGTAGCCGGGCTCGGTCAGGAGGGCGCCATTGCGGCCGAAGACCGGCGTGGTGACGATCCCCGCCAGGACCGGCAGGCCGGGATCGGGCGTCGACAGCAGCGACTTGATGAGCGGCGTCGGCGGATGCGCGGGAACGAGATCGCCGTTTCGCGCCAGACGCCGCCAATCGGCGAGCTTGGCCAGCATGTGCCGCAGGCGCTCTTCCGTGACGGGCCGGGCCATGGGCAGGCCGTCATCGTCGTGCACGGCCCATGTCGGCATACCGCCGCTGCGAAAGAGCCAGGGTGTCCTGTTCGAGGCGAGCAGCAAACCCCAGCTGCGTGCGTGGGCGCGGGCGAGATCGCCCTCATCGGCGCGCAGTTGCGGCAGGCGCCCCTGCGGCTCGGCGAAGCCGATCGGCCGGTTTCGGGCGCCATCCTGCGCATCCGTGCCATCCGCCACTGCACAAGGCTCGGCCGCGTCGATGATCTGACGGACAGCCTCCGCGCCGTTGCGCAGCAGAACGTCGTTGAAATCCTCGCCTTCCGCCCGCGGTAGGGCGATGGCGACGCTGCGGCCTTCCGCGAGGAGACGCCGCGCCGCCGCCTCGGCTGCACGAAGGCCAGCGCCCGACGCATCGTGGTCGGCGAGCAGAATGACACGCCGGGCATCTGGCGGCAGGACGACCTGTTCGAGATTGGTGGCCGAGAGCGTTGCCCATACCGCCATGCCCGGGCAGGCCGTCATCACGGCGAGCGCCGTCTCGATGCCTTCGCTGAGGCCAAGGACAGCATCGTCGGCGATCGGCGCCAGGCGCACGGCGCCGCCGCCGATCCGGCCCAGCATCTTCTTCGGCTTTTCAACCTCGGCTTTCGCCGCCCCATCCGGGCGCAGGTAGATGCGATGCAGAGCAACCACGCTGCCGACGCGGTCGCGAACCAGGCCGACGATGGCCGGGAAACCGGTCCTCGTATCCCAATGCGCGAGATCCGGATGGAACAGGAGGTCGGACGGTGGCGGGACCGTCAGTCCTCGTGCGCGCAGATAGGCCTCGCCCGGCGTGCCGGCGATCGGGAGGGCCCGCGAGAGGATGATCTCGATTTCTCGGGCAGAGTCTTTCTCCGGTTTCGCGGAAACTGCCGGGGGGTCGCGACGCGCTGGCGCCGCGGCGGACCATCCGACCAGATCGGCGGCATAGGCGAAAAGGTCGCGGCCCTTGAGGCCGGTCGCCTGTTCGAGCGTGCTCAGCGGCCCGCCGCCCTCGCCGCCGTCGAAGTCGATCCAGTCGCCGGCGTGCTCGCCTCTGAGCGTGATCACGCAGGAGCCGTTCTTTCGCGGCGCAGCGCCATTGATGTTGGCGAGGCGCCATTCGTCGCCGTTGCGCCGGCCGTTCGGGAAGTGCTGCGGCACCCAGGCGCCGGTCCTGTCACGCAGGCCGGCCACGATGGCGTCGAGATCGTAATGGACCGCAGGCGTTCTGGCGGGTGCGATGTCGTTGAAGTCAATCAAGGATCACCAGCCCTTGCTCCGCGCGCGTGATGGCGGTGTAGAGCCAGCGGGCGCGGTCCTCGGCGGTCCGCCCGAGACCGTCGTCGTAGACGATCACGTTCTCCCACTGCGACCCTTGGGCCTTGTGGCAGGTGATGGCGTAGCCCCAGACGCTCTCGACAAGCCCTCGCATGTCACGCCAATCGCGGCGCAGGCGCTCGGCGTCGTAGGCGACGTGGTCGTCGAAATGCCCCTTGTAGAACCACTGGCGGCCGGGAACGCTCGTCCCGTCCTCGGTGCGCACCGACGCACTGAAGGCGAGCGGGCTTTCGTCGCGGATGTCCGACAGGTCGAGGAACATGCCGTTGACGAGACCGAGATCGTGCCGGTTCTTGAGGCAGATGATCTTCTCGCCGAGCCCGCGCGGATAAGCGTCGGGAAAGCCGGCCGCATGCTTCATGGCGGTATTCAGAAAGAGCCGCGTCGCGTTGCGGCCGCAGATCACCTGACCGCCCTTGAGGAACTGATGTGGGCCGATGTCGGAGCGCCGCATCTTCCAGACGAAGTCGTCGTGCTCACCGTAGGGAATGGGCATGCTCTGCCGCGCGAGCGTCGCGAGGCGGATGATCGCGCTGGCCTCGGCCTGGCGATGGATGTCGGTCAGCATCACGTCGGGATCGGCGTCGGTGAAGGCGCCGTCGCCCTTGATCGGCGGCAACTGACCGGGGTCGCCGAGCACCAGGATCGGCTTGCCGAAAGCAAGCAGATCGCTCGCCATTTCGGCGCCGACCATGGAGACCTCGTCGAGCACGATCAGGTCGGCGTCGCGGACCAGCGACTGCTCGTTCAGAATGAAACGGGGCTGATGGATGTCGGCGAGCCGGAGCTCGAGGCGGCGGATCTGGGCCTCGGCGAAGGAGCGCTCAGCCGGTCCCATGCTCCGCACACCTTTGCGCAGCGTCTCCAACTCGCGGGTGACGCGCTCGATTTCTTCCGGTGTCGCCTCGGAGACCTTGTAGATCAGGCTGTGGATGGTCGAGGCCGGCGTTCCCTTCCGGGTCATCACCAGGGCCGCCTTGCCGGTGAAGGCGGCATAGAGCACGCCGCCCGCACCACCCATGCGATCCATCGGTTCGAGACCGAGCTCGCCGATCGCATGCCGGGTGATGGTGGTCTTGCCCGTTCCTGCGTAACCGAACAGGCGGAACACCTGCTGATCGCGCGTGCGGCGCCGAAACCAGTCCTCGATCGCGGCGATTGCCGCCGCCTGCTGCGGAGACGGGATGAAGCTCATCGCTCGCCCTCCCAGCAGCGCTCCGCATAGGCGCACATGCGGCAGAGATAGAAGTCCGGGGCTGCGGCGATGCGCGGTGGAAGTTCGCCGACTTCCGCGGCGCGCAGGATATCGACGGCCTTGTCGGACAGCGCCTGCGCGCAGGGCGGATCGAACCCGACCACCTCGTGGTGGAGCGCCTCGGTGTCCTTGTTGAGCGCCGTGACGAGGGCGGTCTCCAGCTCCAGATAGCCCATGTAGAGCTGGACCTGCGCGAAGTAGACCGGCTTGGAGGCGCGCAAGCCACGCTTGACCAGGTCGTTCCAGGATTTGGCGTTGAGCGCCTTGTGCTCCCAGAGCACGGGCCAGCGCAGACCGACGTCGGGACCGGCGACGATCACGCCGTCGATGTGGCCACGCAGTCTGCCGCCCGCCGTCTCGAACCCAAATTGTCCGCCGTCCGCGCGCTCGGTGCGAAGGTCGAAGCCCGCGCCTCGCAGCCAGCGGATGGAGAGCATCTCGAACTGGTGGCCGGCGTCGAAGATGCGCAGGATCGCGCCACCGAAATCCCGTCCCTCATCCTTGGGCGTATGGGTCACCTCGTAGACGAGCTTGCGCGCGCAGGGCTCGCCGATCCGGCTGCCCCCGAGATAATCGCGCGGCGTCTGCCGGCGATTGCGTGCGACGAGCGCCGCATCGATCAGGGCATTGACCCGATCGGACACGCTGATCGCGTGGCCGATGCGGCCATAGATGAAGCCGGAGCCGTGGTTGAGATCGATTCCCATGCGCCACCTCAAAAGGGAATCGGATCGTCGAGCGGGTCGCGGGCGGCTGCCTGGCGCTGCATCGACTCCTGAAACCCGTCGACGCAGGCCTCGATTATGCGGTCGATTTCTTCTGGCTTCCGGTCGTAGAACGGCGCCATCAGGTCGAGCTCGGTGAGCGTCTCGGCGAGAAACCGGCGCGCCTCCTTGATCGCTCGGGTCTCCATGTCGGTCTTGTCGATCATCCCGTTGTTCCTGTTGGCGAGCGCCGCGCCGACATCGAGGCAGCGCATCGAGCAGAAGCGGTGGTAAGGAAAGCGGTCCCAGCGCAGCTGGTGGACGTAGCCGAAGCCCCGCGCCTGACGTCCGCAGACGGCGCAGACGCCTACCCGAGCAAGAGCCGGGTCAGGTCCTCTGCGTCGTCCGGCTGATCCTTGATCCGGTGCGAGGCCAGGACGATGAACCGCGCGATCGCGTTCGCCGCCATGGCTTCCAGTTCGGGGAGCGTGAGAGCGGCGATGGGCTGGTGAAGCCTTCCGCGTCCTTCGAGCCATTGTCCCATCGCCTTCGCTGCCTCGCGCGTGACGTGCGCCTGCCACTCATCGGCCGTCATGACGGTCAGGTGTTGAGCCAAGCCGGGCCACTCGGGGCCGGCGCCGCTGCAGGTGCGGCTGCCGGGGCCGTTGCCGGAGCCGTGCCCGGCTGTGCCGGCCGGCTCCAGGCCGGGGCAGCGCTCGCAGGCGGCGATGCGGCGGGCTGCCCCCAGGCCGGAGCTGCGGGCGATGCGGGCGATACAGCCTTCGGCCGCGCGCGGGTGCTGGGGCTCGGCGCCAGGACCTCGCTGTCCATCACCTTCCGCCATTCCGGCTCGCTCGGCAGAACAACGCGGTCGAGCTTGTTGCTGTCGCCGTAGCGCGGGTCGTCGCTGGGCTCGACCTTGATCTTGGCGACGAAGGTGATGCCGCTGAGGTCGGCCAGGCCGCGCAAGATCCGCTTCGACTTCGCCGCCTCGCTCATGTCCTGCGGATCGAGCCCGAGCGCGCTGTCGATCATCGCGCGGAAGCTCCCCTTCGAGATTTTCCAGCCGATAGAGACACCCTGCTCGTCGACCTTGCCGCCGGAGACGGTGAACATCTGCCAGAACTTGCGCCGGACGTGCGGACCCTCGGCGACGGTGAACTCGGCATCCACCATCAGCACGTCGCTGCCGGGCGCGTTCGAGGCCTTGAGCAGCCCCCGGTCGATCTCGCTCTGGCCGTCGGTCCCACCCGGCCGGATGGTCATGGTGACCTTGGCGAAGGTGCCGTCGGGGATCAGTTCGCCGCTCTTCTGCGGCTCGGCGTCGTTCATGTCGAAGCTCATGGCTCGTCATCCTTTCCGGGGTGCGTTGATCTTGGAGAGCAGCGCGCCGAGGTCGGGCGGCTCGGTGACATCGAGACGGCCGCTGCGATCCTTCGCCGGCAGGCCGAAAGGATTGCCGGCGCGGCAGACGAGGCGGCGGTATTCGCCGCGCTCGGGCTCATGCCGCCAGCCGTCGCCGTCGCGCGCGAACAGGCTCATGGTGATGACCTGATCGACGATGCCGGGAAGCTCGCGGCCGGCCTTGCCGCCTTCCATCTGCGGCTGCCAGGTCGTGCGGTTGAACTCGTCGGTGACGCGTTCGAGGATGCCGACGAAGATCACGGTCTTCGCCTGCGCGTGCTGCAGATGCTTGAGCAGGCCGATGACCTCGCGGGCGAGCAGGCCATAGGCGCCGCGGGTGTCCGGCTTGCCGGTTTTGTCGGAGAAAGCTTCGGGCCGCGTCTTCGCCCAGGCCATGGCCTGGCGCGTGAGGTCGGTGATCGAGTCGACAAAGATGATGCGCTTGCCCGCGATCATCTGAACGAGTTCGGGATAGCTTTCCCTGAGATGCTGGTAGTGCGCCTCTGAGAAGAAGCCGCTCGGGTCCGCCGACGGATTGACTCCACCAACGAGACAGCCGATGTCGAGGGCGTCGGCGAAGGTGCGCACCGGGATGCTGTCGCCGGGCCAGTCCTGGACGGACTTCATGCCTGCCTCGAGGTCGATGCAGAGGGTCTCGGCAGGCGGCAACGATTTCAGCAAGGATGTCTTGCCGACGCCGCTTGGGCCGAAGATCGCCATGGTGGTCTTGACGCCGGCCGCGGACAGCCGTTCGTCGGCGCTAACGATGCGCAGCGCCATCAGCGGCCTCCCGTGTTGCGTGACGCGACATCGAGCGCGCACTCACTCCCGTGCGCGCCAGCCTGCCGGGCGAGACCATAGAGTTTGCGCAAGGCGTGCAGGCGGTCACCGACGGCGCTGAACTCGGCCTCGACGCCCAGGAGGGCGAAGGCGATGTCGTCGAGCGTGGCGTCCTCGATCGGCTTGACCACCTGCTCGCGGCGGATTTCGCCGAGCACCGGAATGACGATGGTGTCGGGCAGCGCTTCGAGCGCGTAGTGGCGCTTGCGGATCTCGGTCAGTGCAGCAGAGCTGGTCATCGGGTATCCTCGGACTTGATGGTGAGACGGAAGGTCGGCTTGGCGGTCCGCACCGTGCGGGCGGCGGCGAAGGCCTCGCGGACGGCGGTGGGCCAGGCGGTGTATTTGCGCTCGGGGACCTTGAAGCCGATGTCGACGTAATCGGCCGGGTTCTCCCCGCCCGCACGGATGCGCTCGACGAGCGCGGCGAGCAGCGACTGGTCCCAGTCGACCTTCTTCGGGAGATCGGCCGCGACGACGACGGCACCGTCCTCGAAACGGACGAGGCCGGTGTCCTTGCCCTCGGCCCGGCGCACCGTCGCTGCCGCCTCGGCGTAGCGAAGCGCGATCGCACCTTCGAGCCACTCTTTGAGCCGCTTCGCGGCATCCAGGGCGGCGTCCGCATCATCCTGGAGCAGCGCCAGATGCTCCGCGGGAAGCTTGGCGATCTCGCCGACCGGCATGGTGCGGATGTCGTCGAGGCTGGGGCGGTTGTTGCGATCAGATGCCATCACGCCACCTCCGCCAGCAGGAGGGTGGACAGCGAAACCGAGGCCTGTTTCGGCTTCGGGCGGGCGATGGCGAGATAGCTGTAATCGTCCGACCGGTGGCGACGCTGCACGAGATGGATCAGTCCGCGCTCGGCCGCCCACCAGGCGCGGCGCGCGACGCGGACGAGTTCCGCCCGCTCCCGCTCGGCAAGGCGCGTGCCCTGCGGCATGGTGTCGAGCGCGAGGAATCCACGGTGATATTCGAGGATGTCGCCGGGTGCTGCCTGGCCGACCCAGCCGCAGAGATCGATCTCGGTGAGCGGGTTCCGGACAGCGGGGAATCTGGATGCAATGACGTTCATGATGGGCTCCTACTCACGCGCTTGCCGAACCGTCTCACGCGGCCCGGACGCCGATCGCCGTCAGGGCAAGGCGGATGTCCTTGACGCGGCGGTAGAGGCTGCTGCGGGCGCCGTGCCCGCTCGCGGTAAGGCGATCGACGGTGGTGCGGGAAAGGGCTGCGCAGAGAGCGCCGTCGGCGGGTTCGAGCGAGCCAAGACCGCGCTCGACATCGAGACGCTCCTCGGCGGCGGCGAATGCATCGACGGGCTGGCCGAAGAGCGCCGACAGCCCGTCGGCTTCGGCGACGAGGTCGCCACGGGTCAGCCCATCGCTGCCGGGAATGGTCTCGTCGAGCGAGATCGGCGTCGCGCCATACATCCGGCGCTCCCGCTTCACCTTGTTGGCGATGCGCGTCGCCCTGTTGGTGAGGATAGCGCCGGCAAAGGCGCCGAGCGTGCCGCGATCTGCGTCGTAGGCGGGAAGCCGGGCGATCAGATCAGCGAGCAGGTCCTGGCGGACATCGTCGAGATCGGCGCGAGGAAGCCGCAGCTGGCAGACGAGGCGGCGGGCCGCGATGTCCGCCTCATGAAGAAGGATCTGAAGGTCGTCTCGGGAAATAGAAGAATGCATCGGTCAACGCCTCGGTCATCGTTCGTGATGTCCGCAGGTTGCCGATGCGCCGGCCAGAATAGGTGGGCACGACGTGGTGATGATGTGGGCGAAGTGTGGGTATGCTTGGCCCGCGATCACCGGAGACTTCCTGCGATTGGCCGATATCCATCGGCGCCGCAGGTTTGACTGACCGTTTAGGTGTTGCGCAGCTTATTTCGTTTGCAACGGTCGTCGGGTGATGTCCGAGAGGCTTCGCATCTGGCCGTTCTCGTCGAACCAGGTGGATACCCGCGCGATCTCCTCCTCGAACTCGCCATCCGGGAACCAGCGCATGACGGTGGTGGGAGAAACCTTGAGAATTTTGGCGAGCATTCTGAAGCTTGGCTCGATCCCCCGTGCCTTGAGTTGACCACCGACGATGATCGCGGACCATCGCTTCTGGTGGGCAGCGGACGCCTGTTCGTATTCGAGGTTGGATCCGCCCAAGCGCTCGCGGATCAGGACGATAAGATCCCTTGGGATGTAAAGCTCGTCAGTCCAGCTCAAGGAATCCAGCATGCATGCGATTAGCCAATTGATCAGCTTGTCAGGGACGACCAAACCGCGTCTCGTCAGGTGGGTCTGACCTGATCGGGCGAGATCCCGAGCTTCAATCATTCTTTCCAGGATCTGCAACGAGAGTGCACTTATCGCCTCAGGGTCTGCATCCAAGACGCCGGCAACCATCTGAGGGTCGAAGCCGAACTTTCTGAGTTCAGGCTCCATGAACATCAGTTGGTCCATCCCGCCGACAACAGACACCTCGATTTCGGCGTCCGGGTTTTCGCGCCGCAGCTTTACATAGTGCTCAATTGTCGGATCGTTCTTGTAGGATCGGCTAATGGCGTTGAAACCACCGCCTTCATCGGTGCCGAAATCGGCCACGCTTCCCTCCTGCCGCGTTCACCAGCGGCTACTTGATCAATTCGATTTCCTCCGGAGGCAGAGCCAGCCGGTAGCCGTTCGGATTTCGCCGATTCTCGATCAATGCGCGTACGGACGTGACATCCGCACTTCCGCGAGCCAGCGCATCCCGAAGCGCGCGCACAGGCTCGCGCACCTGCGACGAAATCCTATGGATGCTCGCTCCCCAGATGTGCGCCTCGATCGCACGATTCTCGACGATGGCGGGCGACTTCAACGCATGTTCCGCCAGAAGGACCAGCAGCTGGAATTCCTGATCGGAAAGGGTTTTGGGCGTTCCGTCGAGCGATACCGTCTTGGCGGCGCGTTGAATCACCAATCGGGGCGCCAAGCTCGGTTGCGATTCCAGTTTGGACTGATCGATCGACAATGCAGGTGCAGTCCCATCGCAAGCAATGCAGTGAGATCCAGCGACAACATGAAGCCCTGCGTCGACCAAGCGCGCCCAGTCATCTGCAGCCATCGCCGGCGCGATCACCGTGATGGGTGATGACCGGGTGACCGAACGCATCAGGCCGATCAATCCCGGTTGAAGCACTGCATCCTGCGACAGTGCGAGGAACAGCGCCCGCTGGTTCGATGTTTCCCCCAGATGCCAGACACCGGTCGCGACCGGCGCCGGCTTGCCTCCGAACCCAGACGCCATGGCGATTTCGCGGACCAGCGCGGAGGGATGAATCCGAAAGCTCCGCAGATCGTCAGCGCCGAGAACGACGTCGCTGCGCCGGTCCGTCGGACAAACCGCGATGTGTCGCCCGTTGACCTGATGGATGGGCCGCGCGTCGAGACCGCAATCGCACGCGGGGCACACATCCCATTCCGTCGCTGGCGCCTGCTCGACCAGGACGCCACGATCGAGCAGCCGCTCGAAATCGCGCCCGGCATGAGGCGCAGCCTCTCGGCCCCAAAGGATTGCGGGATCGCCCGCCTCACTCAGCCGCAACAGCAGCCTGGGCAGCGTCTCGGTCATTGAGCAGTCCGTTGCGGCGAAGGAGCGTCATGATCCGGCCCTCGAACTGCTGGCGCTTGAACATGGCGTGTGCCGGCGGCTTCAGTTTGACGGTCACCTTCTTCGCCGACTTGCCGCCGGTCGCGAAATGGACGCGGATGACGATGTGGTTGAGGCGCCAATCCGACCCGAGACGAGCGCCCCGCATCATCTCGCCCAACCTCGCCAGTGAATTGTCGCGTCCGTCGCGCGCAACATAGGAGTAAAAGGTTCGTGTCTCGCCGGTCTTCGGATCGGCACCGACGCGGTCGACCTGGACCTCGGTGATCTGGACCCGCTGGATGCCCGGATCGAAGTCATGGTTGAACGCGAAGCCGAAGCCTGCGCGCTGCACCGGGTCGAGCGTGTAGAGGTTCTGGGCGTCATCGCCGGCGAAGAATTCGGGCTTGCCCAGGATCTTGTCGGCGAACAGTTCCGCGAGATCGGCGCGGCGCGCCTTTGCCACGCCGCCGATCTTCAACAGGCCCGACGTGGAGTTGTAGGACAGCACCGCGTGTTCGGCGGCGCGGAAGCTGATCACGCGCTTCTGGTCCTTTTGCAGCACATCGGTCGTGGTGATCGGAGAGCCATGCTCGATCACCAGGACGAGTTCGTCGGCATCGTCATACCAGCCGGCGCGGCAATAATTGCTGCGGAGATCCTGTTCGAACATCGCGGCGGCGGCGGTTTCGAATTCGGCCTTTGCGCGATCATCCATGATCGCCTCGACGCCTTCGTCGCGGCCAACGAACTCGGCGAGCGACGTGCGCGCCATGAGCGCCATCATGTCCGACGCGGCGTCAAAGACGTCGGGATGGTCGAGGAAGACGCGCAGGGCGACGTGCTTGGGATCCTGGTGAACCTCCGGCTCGTCACCCTTCACTTCGGGTGTCACGCGTATCGCGAGCCGCGCGGCCTGCTGAAGGATGATGTCGAGGCCTGCCGCGTTGCCGATCTCCGCGATCCGGTGCAGGTCGGCGACGAGCCCTTCCGGATAGTTCTCTTCCGGCCCCGCGAAGAAATCCTGGACGGTGCTGCGTGCCTCGTCCTGCGCTGACTCATCCCTGAAGACCCCCAGGTCCAGCCCGTTCAGGGCATCGCTGTGGCGCTCGAACAGGCGGCCCAGCAGGCCGAGGTCGACGGTTCGGGTAAACTTGGGATTGACGAATTTCTTCAGGTTCTTAGCCATCTCAGCCGCCCATAATTGCCTCGCATTTGTTCATCTTACGTTCTTATCGCAAATGCCTAGCGGAGTCGATTCAAAAGCCATCGCCTTGGGACGGATCGCCCGCACCGTGAGTAGAGCCAAGGGAATCCAATCCCTTAGGTGATCTCTGCGATGGACATGCCGAACCCGATCCACCCCGGGCATATGACGCCGGACGAGCGAATCGGGGAGGTCTGCGGGATTCTTGCGCGCGGGCTGGTTCGGCTCAAGGCACGCCAGTCAAGGCAAGTATCTGGCGACCGCGGAGAAAGTTGCCTTCACTTCCCGCCCGACCGGAGCGGTCATGGAACTCCAATTTGCAATGGAGACGCATGACCATGACAGACAGCATCCTGGCTCGGCTGGCGGCGCTGAAGACCACGCCGACGCCTGACCTAAAGAAGCAGTGGCGCGAACTCTTCGACACGGAGGCGCCACCATACAATCGGCGCTTCCTGGAAAGCCGGCTCGCCTATCGGATCCAGGAATTGGCTTATGGCGGTTTGAAACCCGCGACGATCGAGCGCCTCGAAGCGCTGGGCGAGCAGCTCGACGGTGGCAACATCGTGCTGCGCCGGATCCGCGCCGACGACAAGCCGATCGCCGGCACGCGGCTGATCCGCGAATGGCAGGGCGTCGAGCACACCGTCACGGTGCTGAACGACGGTTATGAATGGCAGGGGCGCCCTTACCGCTCGCTCTCCGCCATCGCGCGCGCCATCACCGGGACGCGCTGGAACGGCTGGGTCTTCTTCGGCCTCAAGAACCGGCGAGGCCAAGCATGACGAAATCGCCCGCATCCGCCAAACCCATCCGGAAGCTGCGCTGCGCGGTCTATACGCGCAAGTCGACGGAAGAAGGGCTGGAGATGGAATTCAACAGCCTCGACGCCCAGCGCGAGGCTTGTGAGGCCTATATCGCCAGCCAGAAGGCCGAAGGCTGGGTGCTCTATCCTGAGTCCTATGATGACGGCGGCTTCTCGGGCGGCACGCTCGACCGGCCGGCGCTGAAGCGCCTGCTCGCCCACATCGAGGACGGCCGGATTGACGTGGTCGTCGTCTACAAGATCGACCGGCTCAGCCGCTCGCTGATGGATTTCGCGAGGCTGGTCGAGGTGTTCGATCGCGGCGGGGTCACCTTCGTCAGCGTGACCCAGTCGTTCAACACCACGACGTCCATGGGGCGGCTTACGCTCAACATCCTGCTCAGCTTCGCCCAGTTCGAGCGCGAGGTGATCGGCGAGCGCATCCGGGACAAGATCGCCGCCTCGCGCAAACGCGGCATGTGGATGGGCGGGTTCGTGCCGCTCGGCTACGAGGTCAGGGACCGCAAGCTGGTGATCAATGAGGCTGAGGCTGCGACGGTCCGAATGATCTTCGAGCGCTTCGTCGAGGTGGGTTCGGCGACCGCGTTGGCCCGGGCGCTCGCGGCCGAGGGCGTGCGGACGCGGCGCGGACGACTCGTCGACAAGGGCTTCCTCTACAAGCTGCTCAACAACCGGGTCTATATCGGTGACGCCGTGCACAAGGGGACGGCCTATCCCGGCGAGCACGATGCCATCATCACGCGCGCCTTGTGGGACAAGGTGCACGGAATCCTGCGCGAGAGCCCGAGGGTGCGCGCGGGCCGGACACGGGCCGCGACACCCGCATTGCTCAAGGGCCTCATCTTCGGGCCGACCGGCTGCGCCATGACGCCGACGCACACGCGACGCGGCGACAAGCTCTACCGCTACTATGTCAGCCAGTCGGTCCTGAAGCGCGGCGCCGATGCCTGCCCGGTGGGGCGCGTGCCCGCCGCTGAGATCGAGGGCGCGGTTGTCGACCAGCTGCGCGGCCTCCTTGGCACCCCGGAGGTGATCGTCGGCACATGGCGATCGGCACGACCCGAGATCGATGGCCTGTCCGAGGCTGAGGTCAGGGAAGCCCTGGAAGGGCTGGACCCGCTTTGGGACGAGCTGTTCCCGGCGGAGCAGGCGCGTATCGTCCAGCTCCTTGTCGAGCGCGTCGATGTCGGACAGGGAGGCGTGGACATCCGCCTCCGTATCGATGGGCTGGCCCGTCTGGTTCATGAGCTTGGCGGCATGGCCGACGATCCGCGGAGGGCAGCATGAGAGCCGGTGACGCCACCACCGATCACGGGCGCACGCTGACGGTCCGTGTGCCTCTGACCCTCCGGAAGCGTGGCGGGCGCAAGCAGGTGGTGATGCCCGAGGGGGCCTGTTGGGGCCAGCCCCGCCCGCGCGTCGACAACACCATGGTCAAGGCGATCGCCCGGGCCCACCGCTGGAAGCGCCTCATGGAGAGCGGCCGATTCGCCTCGGTGACCGAACTGGCCGAGGCCGAAAAGATCAACCAGTCCTACCTGTGCCGGGTCCTGCGCCTGACCCTGCTGGCCCCGGACATCGTCGAGGCGATTCTCGACGGAAGGCAGCCGGCCGCCTTGCAGATGGACGCTCTGTTGAAGCCCATGCCGCTAGAGTGGGCGGCACAGCGAGCTGCGCTGAGCCTCTGA